AAGAAAAACTTAACATCGAGAAAGTGAGGTACTAAGTACATGAACATCAAAGCTTTAATCGAAAAGAGAGCCGCCCTGCTGGAAGAAGCACAGGGCATGATCGCTGCTTGCGAAAACGAAGCAAGAGCACTGAACGAAGAAGAATCCGTGAAGTATGCGGAGATCTTCGACGAAGTAAGAAAACTGAATGACACCATCGAAGCAAACAACAAGCTCCAGGGCGAAGCTGACATCGAAGTCCGGAAGGTAGAAGAACCGGAAAGCAAAGAAGTCCTGGAATACAGAGCCTTCGAAGAGTTCCTGAGAACTGAAGCAAGAACCAACAACCTTACCCCGGCAACCAACCCGGCTTCCGGCGGTGCGCTGATCCCGACCACCATCGCAAACAAGATCATTGCGAAGGTGTATGACATCTGCCCGATCCTGGAGAAGTCCACCAAGTACAACGTGAAGGGCAACCTGTCCATCCCGTACTATGATGAAAGCACCACCGCAATCACCGTTGCTTACCAGGCTGAATTCAGTTCCCTGGGTTCCAACGTTGGTGCATTCACAACCATCGACCTGTCCGGTTACCTGGCTGGCGCACTGGCTCTGGTATCCAGAAGCCTCATCAACAATGCACAGTTCCCGATCGTTGAACACGTTGTAAACTTCATGGCTTACAGCATCAAGAGATTCATCGAAAAAGAACTGCTGGTTGGTACACCTGCTGCAGGCGGCAACCCGGCGAAGGTCCTGGGCCTGTCCGGCATCACCCAGTACATCACAGCTGCTTCCGCTTCCGCTATCACCGCAGACGAAGTAGTTAAGCTGCAGGACAAGGTAAAAGACGAATTCCAGGAAGACGCTATGTGGATCATGAGCCCTGCTACAAGAACTGCTCTGAGACTGCTGCAGGACAACGATGGCCACTACCTGCTGAACAGCGACATCTCTTCCCCGTTTGGTTCCACCCTGCTGGGCAAGCCGGTATATGTATCCGACAATATGCCTGACATCGCAACCGGTAAGGCTGTTATCTACTACGGCGATCCTTCCGGTCTGGCCACCAAGTTCAACGAAGAAATCAGCATCGAAGTCCTGAGAGAAAGATATGCTGACCAGCACGCTGTCGGTGTCATCGCCTGGTTCGAATTCGACGGCAAAGTCGAGAACCAGCAGAAGTGGGCTAAGCTGGTGATGGCTTAATGGCAAAGTATGAAGCATTGACTTCCTTCGTGGGCGTTATGTCTGCGACCAGGGGCGACATCCTTGAGATCAAAGACAAGGATATGGCGAAAGACCTGGTCGAGGCGGGCTACATCAAGGAAGTAAAGCCAAAAAAGGAGGCTAAGAAGTGAGCACTAAGATCAAAGCATTGAAATCGTTCACCAACAACAACTCCGGCGCACTTACTACATACGCAAAAGGCCAGGTCTACACCGTAGACGATACACCTGCCGCCGCTTTCATCTCCGCAGGTCTGGCAGAAGCATACACGCTCATCACCCCGACCGGGAAGAAAGAGATCACCGCAAACGGTGACGACATCGACGTAGCAGCGTATGCAAAGGTCAAAGTGGCCGTAGAGTAAAAGAGTAAAGGAGGCAGTGATGACAGTAAACGAACTGACACCGGCTGACCTGGCATCATATGCGAGGTATGCACTTGGGGCAGATGAATTTGATTCACTGCCGGAAGAAACACAGGCGGACGTGACCATGGCTCTGGCGGCTGCAAAGGGCTACGTCAAGAACTACACAGGAACGGACTTCGACACGAACGAAGCCGAGGAGCTGGCAGTAGCGGTGCTGACGGTCGGTGCTGAGATGCTTGACAACCGGCAGATGACTGCTCAATACAGCACCCAGAACACCATGGTCATGCAGATCCTGAACCTTCACAGCCAGAACCTGCTCCCGGAGGTGGATGAAGATGCTGGTGCATAACATGAGCACATCCACCCGGCTGAACAGGCGGGCTGAAATCAAGGTGATGGGGAAGTCCTACGAAAAGGATGATCTGGGACAGTACCCCATCGTCGAGCAGACAGTGGCTGAGGTATGGTGCGGAGTGACACCGCAGACCGGGAGTATGCTCTCCGGAAGACAAGCGGACACGATCCTCACCAGAACGACCCACAAAGTCACCATCCGGTACCGGGACGACATCCGGCCGGAGATGTGGCTGATGATCGACGGGGTGCGCTATGACATCCTGTATGTATTAGACCCATACGTCCGGCACGAAGTGCTGGAGATCTTCTGCGAGGTGAAAGACTATGGCAGGAGCGGTATTTGACTTTCACGAACTGGACGACTTCAACAAGAAGATGGTGAGATTCTATTCCAAGGAATTTCCCGGTGAAGTCCGGAAGTTCATGAACAAGGAAGGCAATGACGGCAAACGTATCCTTCGTAAGTATACGAAAGCCATGACCACCAAGCACACCGGGAACCTGCTGAAGGGCATCGACAAGGGCAAGGTGGAGAAAAAGGGCGATGACTGGCAGGTCAGAGTCAAGTTCAAAAAGCCGGCATACCACGCATGGCTCGTTGAACATGGCCACGGCCTTGTAGCCTGGGGCAAGCCTACAGACAAACGAGTCGAGGGCCGTCACATGGCAGCACGTTCCCAGAAGGCCATGCAGAAGCACTTCACAGGAGATGTGGAGAGATGGGTCGACAAAATGCTAAAGGAGGGCCTTAGATGATTACGATCATCGACACGATCCGGGGGATCTCCGGATGGATCGAGGAGAACTTCGGAGAGCCTCCTACAACAAAGGATATTCAGGAAGGATTCGACCGGCCGTGCACATTCGTACAGCCGGTCGATATGTCTACATCGAGGGAGAGCGAGCTGAGGGTGGACGAATACACCATCGAGATCACACGCTTCTCCGAACGGTCTCATGAAGGGTATCTGGAATTATTGCAGTATCAACAAACTTTTACAGAATTGATGGAGCATCCGATTCCGGTCACAGACTCTTTCTTACTTTACCCGGAAGAGGTCGAGTTCGAACTGGACAGGGACGATATGTATTTAGTCGTATCCTTCACACTGAACAATATCCAAGACAGCAAAGACGTTATTACTGCTCCGCTTATGGAAGAGCTGGAGCTTGAAGAAAGAATAGGCGGTGATTAAAGAATGGGTTTACCTGTAATCAACCTTGAATTTAAGAAACTGGCGCAGACAGTAGACACCCGGGCAGAACGGGGTATCCTGGCTATTATCGTGCAGGATGCCACGGACACCACCTTCGACCAGAAGGTATACACGGATGTCTCCGAAGTAGACGCTGACGACTGGACTGCTGCGAACTACAAAGATATCTGCGCCGCATTTTTAGCGAATCCGTACAAGGTCATCGTTATCCGGCTGGCGACCTCCGCAACCTCCACGGCTGTGGCCGGTGCCCTGGAAAACGTACCGTTCAACTGGGTATGCACGAACGTATCCAGCTTCCAGACGGCCCTGTCCACAGCTGTTAAGACACTTAACACTGAGAACACACGGGCAAGACGGCCGAAGGCACTGGTAGCTGGTGTATCGAATCCGAACGACCCGCACGTGGTCAATGTGTCCAACACGACCGTGACACTGAAGGGCGAAAGCACGACCACAAGCATTGAGCATTACCTGCCGAGACTGGGTGGACTTCTGGCAGCGTGCCCGCTGACCGAGTCCGTGACATACAAACCGCTGGACGACCTGGACGATATCGCTGAAGTATCCACCATCGACACAGCCATCGAGAACGGCGGGTTCTGCCTGTTCAAGGACGATGACTGCATCAGAGTAGCACGGGGTGTGAACTCCCTGAAGACACTGAGCGATGACCAGACGGAAGACATGAAGAAGATCACGGTGGTCGAGGGCATGGACATCATGCAGGAAGACATCATCAAGACCTTCAAGGCGAATTACCTGGGCAGAGTGAAGAACACAGCGGACAACCAGGCACTGCTGGTAGCCGAGATCCTGGCATACTTCAAAGAACTCGAACAGGAGACCATCATCACGATGGACGAAGACGACACAGTAGAGATCGATGTGCAGGCGATGCGTGATGCGTGGGCCGGTGCAGGTGTGGACGTTTCCGACCTGACCGATGCACAGGTGAAGAGAAAGACCTTCCGGGCGAAGGTATTCGTCAAGGCTTCCTGTATGGTACTGGATGCGATGGAAGACCTGGTAATGGTCGTAACATTAGGCTAAGGAGGTGTAGTAAATGGCAGGAGATAGATTTGATCACAACAAGACCATCAGAGGCACCTTCGGAAAGGTGTGGGTAGATGGTGACCGGATGAGCAACGTCCGGTCCTTCGAAGCGAAACTGACCATCGACTACGAAGACATGGATATCAACGGCGACTTCGGACAGAAGAAGAGATACATGGGTTATTCCATCGCCGGGACCATGACCTGCTTCAAGGTCGATTCCTACATCGCAAAGAAGATCCACAAAGGTGTCATGAACGGCGACCTTCCGGACATCAAGATCGTGGCTGTGCTGGACGACCCGACAGGCTACGGCGCAGAAAGAGTCGCTTTATATGACGTGAAATTCGATGAACTGACATTATCTCAGTTCGAAAACAAATCTCTGACAGAAGAAGAAGTACCGTTCACAGCGGGCTCCTTCGAATTCCTTGATCTGATCTAAGGAGGACACGATGAAAGGCTTGAAGCTCACTCTCTCCGACCTTATGAAGAAAAAGGAACAGCGTGAGAGGGAAAAAACAGAGTACAAGTCGGTCTTTGTCGAGAATCTGGGAGGGGAGCTTGAGGTAAAAAAGCTCCCCTTGACCAAGTTTTTGGACTTGATCGACGGCATCAACGAAGAGACCGGAGCGGGGGAATCCCTCCGGATCCAGATGGATATGATCTACGAATGCTGCCCGCTCCTCCATAACAAGGAATTGCAGGAAGCATACGACTGCACAGAACCCACCGACATCGTGGGCAAGGTATTCGACGATAACCTCACCGATATCATGGCGGTAGTGGCTGCCATCTTCGAGTTCTACGGCATGGATTCCGCAGACATCGTCGGTGAGTTAAAAAACTGATAAAGAGCGATCCGGACTATGCAGTGATCGCTCATTATTTGAGTAAAGGCCATTCGCTTGAAGAGCTCGTCAACCTGAAGACGTCCGAGAGGCTTTTCTACCAGGCAGCTTGGGAAGTCGAGCTTGAATATATCGAAAAGATAATGGGGGAGGTGAACGCAAATGGCTAACAAAAATATCAATATCCTGATGAAACTGACGGACCAGTTCACCAAGCCCATGCTGAAGGCCACGAACGCAACCAAGGCACAGACCAAGGCGGTACAGGCGGCACAGCAGAAGACCGTCAGCTTCGTCAACAAGGCGAACAGCAAGTTCCTCGGACTGGTGAAAGGCATCGGCAAGGCAGCACTCGCAGTGACCGGTCTGACGGCCGCATTTTCGCTTGTGGGCCTCAAACGGTTCGCAGGAGAGGCAATGGAACTGGCGAACGCTCAAATCGAGGCAGAAACGAAATTAGAGGCTGCGCTGAAGCACGTTGACAGCATCGCCGCCGGAGGCGAAGGCAGGCTGAAACAGGCGAAGAAGGAACTCCTCGGAGTGGCATCGGAGATCCAGAAGGTCGGTGTCATCGGTGACGAGGTGACCATCGCAGGTATGCAGCAGCTGGCGACCTACGGCATGACCGAAAAACAGATAGCCAAGCTGGCACCCGGCCTCGCAGACCTGCTTGCCCAGCAGAAAGGCCTGAACGCTTCACAGGAGGATGCGGTAGCCTATGCCAAGGCCCTCGGTAAGGCCATGAACGGCTCTACGGACAGCCTTAAACGCTACGGCATCATAATGGATGACGCACAGAAAAAAGCCTTCCAGATGGCGAATGAGGAGGAGCGGGCGGCAATGCTTGCAGACCTTCTCGAGAAACGTGTGGGCGGTGTGAATGCCGAACTTGCGAAGACCCCTGCAGGCCAGATAAAGCAGACGCAGAATGCCTGGGGGGACATGATGGAGAACATCGGGAAGCGATTACTTCCCATCAAGGCCCAGCTGTACAGCTTCGTGGGCCAGTACATCCCGGACATCCAGAAAGCCGCCATGAAGTTCATGGACTGGCTGCAGCCTAACATCGACAAGTTCATTTCGTGGTTCCAGGGACACACGGATGACATCAAGTCGGCCATCAAGACCGTCGGCGACATCCTCAAAAAGGTGTGGAAGGTCATCAAGCCGCTCCTAAACTTCGTGGTGGAACACGCTGACACCATCCTGAAGGTCATCGCAGCCATCGGTGCCGCATTCGTAGCACTGAACATCGTGATGAAGATCATGCAGGTGGTACAGGTCATCCAGACGGTCATCAGCGTAATGGGCCCGATACCTCTCATCATCGCCGCCATCATCATCGTCCTCATCCTCATCGTGAAGAACTGGGACAAGATAAAGGCGAAGGTCATCGAGGTAGTAAACAAGATAAAGGCGAAGCTGCAGCCTCTGATCAACTGGATCAAGACGACCTGGAACAACGTCAAGACGGTTGTATGCGCCGTATGGGATGCCATCAAGACGAAAGTCGAGACCGTGGTCAACAAGATCAAGGACATCGTTGGCAAGCTCAAGGATGCCATCGTCCAGGGATGGGATAAGGTCAAGGGTGCCATCGGGAACATCTTCGAAGGCCCTCTGACAGCTGCGACGAACCTGTACAACATGGTCAAGAAGCTCATCGACAAGCTGAAGGAATACAAGGAACTGCTTTCAAACGGTTCCCTGCCGACAGGAGGAAGTCCTTCCGGTTATGTCTGGTCTCACAACGCAACAGGCACACCGTACTGGAAAGGCGGGGCGACGCACATCAACGAAGGCAATCGTGGTGAGATCGTAGACCTCCCGAACGGGACCCGGATCATTCCACACGATGTGGCGAAGAACCAGACGAGCGGTACCACGATCAACGTGAACTTCACGGTATCCGGCAACATGATCGGGAACAAGGAGTTCATGGAAGAGTGCGGTCAGTATATCGCAGGCAAAACATTAGGTGCTCTGGGGGTGGTGTAATTGGATTTTATCCTTAGTTTCAATAACGGCTATTGGTACGGCTCCCCCCAGATGGTTTTTCCCATCGTCCCGAACGGCGGGATACAGCTGGAGAGAAGCCAGAACAATACATCCTTTGACGGAGTGAACGGAGAGATGCTCTCCATCGGCGAACCGAACCTTGCGACGTTCTCCGTGGAGTCTATCTTCCCGATGCGCTCCTATAACTTCATGCGACCCGGCTCACTGGCAGACGGATGGGCCTATGTGCGGACCATCGAAAAGGTGAGAAGGGAGCGGATCCCGTTCCGGGCGGTGCTTCTGGACAACAACGGCGAGACGATCTTCAACGTCCCGGCGGCGGTGGATTCCTTCACCTACTACGTTGACCAGGCGCACGATATCAGCTACTCGCTGACCTTCAAGGAGTATCGGTTCGCAACGATGGAAACGGCAGACCTTGCGGAGGACCCGCTGAAAGGCATCTCCGATGCAGTGAAGAACGCATCCATCGGAAGTACGAACATCAACAGCGCATCCACCACTGTGAGCGACGCAGGGACGAAGGCCCCGCCACTTCAAAGGTACAATGAAGATGATGTGGTGAAGATGGCGAAAACGATGTACGGAGAAGCACGTGGCCTTCAGAAGGTGGAAGTGGCCTGCGTGGGATGGTGCATCCTCAATCGTGTAGACGATTCACGGTTCCCGTCCACGATCTCCGCAGTAATCACAGCAAAATCCCAGTTCTCCGGATGGAACGCAAAGAACCCGACAAAGGCAGACGGAGGCTTTGACCTCATCGAACTGGCGAGGGACGTGTGCAACAGATGGAGCTGGGAGAAGGCCGGACAGGCTAATGTTGGACGGGTACTCCCGGCCGGGTATTGCTGGTTCAAAGGAATCAGCGGACACAACCGGTTCCGGAAAGACAACAAGTCCCAGATTGCAGGCTCTTGGGATTACTCCCTGCCGAATCCTTATGTATAAGGCGGTGGTCTGATGGCAACAAGACAACAGATCCTTAACATCGCCGCAAAGGAGATAGGCCCGAACAGTACCGGGAAGAAATACACCGGGACGAACGTAGCCTGGTGCAATGCTTTCGTCAGCTGGGTATTCAAGCAGGCCGGTGTGCCTTCCTCGAACATGCCACAAGGCTGGTGCACAAGAAACACGATGCCAGCCTTCAGGGCTGCAGGAAGGTTCCACAGAAAAGGTGATGGATACACCCCTCAGCCCGGTGATGTCGTTTATTTCTTCTTTGGGAGATATTCTCCGGTAGACCACGTCGGTATCGTCGAGTATATGCAGGGTTCCACGATGCACACCATCGAGGGGAACACCACCAGCAAGTCCGGCAAGGGTGTATGGAGGAAGACCCGCTCCTCCTGGTACGGTGTAGGCACTCCGATCTATGACGGGCAGTCCACCTACACAGATGCCACGACCGGGAGCGGGACGGTGAACACGGAGATCACGGAACCACCGCACATCCCGCAGACCACGAAGGAGTGGACAGTCTACAAGAACGACAACTTCCACAAGCCTCTGGACCGGTACGACCTGGTATGGCAGTCATACAAACTTAACAAGACACGGATCATCACTGATAGGATAGGAAACGTATCCCTCAGGGACGACTCAGATGCGATATGCACGGAGTTATCCTTCGAGGTGATGCAATCCACCGACGAGAAGTTTGTACAGCCTCTGGAGATAGAACCGGGCGACCTTGTCAGCTGGTACAACACAGAGAGCGGGGAGTGCCTGTTCCTTGGACAGGTGCAGTCCTCCGATGGATCCTACCGGGATTCGATGACATATACCTGCAGTGACCAGGGCAGGCTCCTGAACTGCAACGACATCATCATCCAGTTTGACAACATCCCGGCGAAGGATGCCATAGCGCAGATAGGAAAACGTCTGGGCATCCAGAACGTCAGCTGTCCGAACCTCATCTCATCGGTATACGGCATCTACAAAGACAACTGCGCCAACATCATCCAGACGATCCTCGAGACCGTCACAAGCGAGAACGGTGTGAAGTATTTCCCCCGGATGCTCGGCAACACGCTGACGATCCGGAGTTATGCCCAGACCCCTATAACAGCATGGCACAAACAGGCGCAGAATCTCACCACGTTCGATGTGACGAAAGAGGTCTCCGCTCCATCCATCAGCAAGAGCATCGCAGACCTGCGGAACGAAGTGGTCATCTATTCCGAGCAGGACACATCGGTATCCATACAGGCGGACATCGAGAACCCGGAATCCATCAAGAGATACGGCAGGCGGGTAGGGCTCGACACCTACGCTGCCGACAATGACAAGATCTCCGCAACTCAGAAGGCGAAGAACCTGCTGGCGACTCTGGACGTGGTTTCTGAAGGCTTCACGGTGACGATGTACGGATCCGACGCAGTAGTGGCCGGGACGAGGCTCACTCTGGACCTGCAGGAAGCGAAAGGCGACTTCTGGGTGCAGGCCGTGGAGCACACATACGGTGAACCGCACATGATGACAGTGACGATGGAAAGGGTGAGATAGATGGCTTGGGAACATAAACTTGCTAAAGAGCTGAAGAGAAGGGACAACCCCTTCTTCCAGCCGTATCTCACCGGGAAGGTGATATCACCTACGAAGACCGTCATCAATGTGGGCGGTGAGCAGATGGTGACATACAGCGGTCCGCTGATCGTGACGATCTACGACGGACAGGTACGGCTCAATGAAGAACAGCTCCTTGTGCTGGAGCACTGCGGGATGCTCTACAAAGGGCAGACCGTGGCACTTTTGGGAGACCAGAAATATATCGTACTGGGGGTGGTATAAATGCTTTTTGATACAGCAAGCACAACGAACGAAGAGTTCGCACAGCCCGCTGTCAGGGACGAGGGCGAACTGGGGCTTGCCCTGGTCTTCGACTGGGACGAGAACCACTTCGTGATGGAAGACGGCTCCCCGGTAATGGTCAACAAGACCGAAGCGGCGAAGGAATGGATAAACCTTGTGGTGCGGACACGGCAGGGAAGGTATCCGATCTACGCTGTTGACTTCGGCGGGGATGCGATGGACATCATCGGCAAGAAGCTCCCGAAAGGATTCAACCTCTCGGAGTTCAAGCGAAAGATGATAGAATCCATCAAATACAACCCGGGCATCGATGATGCCGAGGGTTTCACCTATGACGGTGAATATATAAGATTTACCTGCCTGCTGGCAGACGGCACGAAGGAGGTGACCGAAGTTGAGTATCGATATTGAGAGCATCCACGGCGATATGCTTATGGGGCTTTCGGAAGACTATCAGAAATCACCCGGGTATCCGGCTTATGACTTTACCCGGGCATTCGCCTTCGCCTGTGCGTCTCTCAGCGACGACATTGACATAGCGGAGGGCCATCTGGATATCACGACGCTTACCGGCGACGAACTGGAGACCTATGTGTACCAGCACCGGGGCCTGACCCGGAAGGAAGGGGCAAAGGCCGAGGCGACCATCGAGATCATCGCAGGGAGCGGGACCATCACGGAAGGCGACCTGTTCGCCACGAAGAGCGGTGTGGTATTCGCTTCAACAGAAACGAAGGCGGTCACGGACGGTGACACGTTCGAGGTCGAAGCGGTAGAGGCCGGGACGGACGGCAATGTGGCGGCGAACACCATCACCCAGGTACCGTCCACGATCCAGGGCATCACATCGTTCACGAACCCGGAACCGGCTTCCGGAGGCACACCGGACGAAACGGACGCAGACCTTCTGGAGCGGTTCCTGGATAATCTCCAGTACCCGGACAACGGATGCAACGCACAGGCATACATCAACTGGGCGACATCTGTGGACGGAGTAGGCCGGGCGAAGTGCTTCCCGCTGGATGACGGACCCGGGACAGTCACTGTCTGCATCACCGGCACCGACATGGGTGTCCCTTCACAGGACGTGATCGATGCGGTACAGGCCTATATCGACCCGGGTTCATCCGGCACAGGAGAGGGCCGTGCACCTGTAGGCGCAGCCTGCACAGTGATCGGTGCCACTGCGAAGACCATCAACATCAGCGCAACGCTCACCATCGCAGAGGGTTTCGTGCCTGCGGAAGTGAAGGAAGCGGTGACTGCGGCCTTCGATGCTTACCTGAAGGACATCGCATTCAAGAGGATAGACATCAACACATACCAGACATACGTCAGCTACGCAAAGATCGGTGAGTGCATCATGACCACCGACGGTGTGCTGGACTACAGCTCGCTTACCGTAAACAGTGCGACTGCATCCGTCCAGCTGGACGATGACGAAGTGCCTGTTCTGGGGACGGTGACGCTCACATGATCAGTGCAGTATGTTTGAAGTCCATCCACTGGCTCATCGCAAAGGACCCCTGGACGCAGAACCTGTTCGAGGCTGCGGGCATCGAGTTCGATGAACAGGCGCAGCGCATCATCGACATCTACAACTACAACGACTTCGACAAACTGAGTGTGAAGTACATCGAGATGTATGAATGGATGCTTGGCATCACCCCGGACGAGTCGAAGCCTATCGCAGACCGGAGGGCATACATCTGGGCGATGTGGAACAAGTCCACACCACCGACGAAGGCGGCGATCCAGTCCATCTGCGATGCGTGGATGAACGGCGAGTGCGATGTGGATGCAGGAGCGGGATACGTCGAGATAACATTCAACTCGGTGATGGGAGTCCCGGCAGACCTTGACACCTTGAAGAAGGCTCTGCTGGACGTGCTTCCGGCGCACCTTGAGGTGCAGTGGGAGTTCAAGTACCTCCTGATAGAAGAGGTGCACGGAGTAATGACCATCGACGAGATACAGGCAACACCTATAGGCTACTTTGCCGGATAGGAGGGAGGAGAATAGATGGCAAGTTCAACCACAAATCTCAACTTGTATAAGAAAGACCCCACGACAGACGGTTCCGACACTTTCAACATCACCACGATGCTGAACGAGAACTGGGACAGGATAGACACTGCGTGGGGTGCGAAAATCGTTAACGGAAAGACTATCACGACCGGGACGCTCACTGCCGGGAACTGGAACGGGAGCACGTACTCCTTCGAGAGCACCTACCCCAGCACCACCTACGATGTGGAGATAGAGCCGGGGCAGACCTGCACCGAGGCTCAGCTGTCTGCTTGGACACGGGCGAAACTGGTCGGGAGTGCGTCGAGCAATGTATGCACTGCGGTCGGTGAGGTACCGGCTGTGGACATTCCAATTATCATAAAGGTGGTGATTAAATGAGTTTAGGAGTAATGGGAAGTTCCGCAGGAGCAGGCACCGTAAAAATCGAAACAGGAAGCTACACAGGTACAGGAACTAATGGTTCAGGTGCTCCAAACAGTTTGACATTTTCAGGTGTTCCTGTTTTCGTGTGGATTTGCAGAAATGATTCTACTTTTATGAGTATGTTCAATGTCGCAAACCTGACATCTTCATTTAAGTCTTACGGCATTTTGTTTCAGAGCGGCAATTATGTAGGGCAGTCGAGTAGTAATAACGCAAAAATCGTTGGAAAGACGCTTTCTTGGTATTATAGCTCTGATGCACGGTGGCAGTTAAATGAATCCGGTGTAACATATAACTGGTTTGCTATCACGGCAGGATAAAGGAGGTAATTTTATGGCTCTTACAATTTCTGGTAGTGGGGGGGTATTACCCGAGAACAGGTAGAATCGATGCTTGCTTGGACTTCGCTCGGAGAGTGGACAAAAACTGGAAGTTTTAATTCAACGAGCTCGGAAACCTACATATTAAAAACACTACTTTCCGAGATTTCCATTCCTGATGAGTACGATGTTCTTCGTTTTAGTGCATCTTGGAGTTTTAGGGCAACAGGAACGAGTTCATCAAACTGTTCTTTCTATGTAAGATTTTACAATAGCTCAAGTT